AACCCGATCAAGCGGCACCGCTGGTTGGCGTTCTTGGCCTCGCCCAAGTATTCAGTGCCAGCGCGGCGGTAGACGCCCCCGTAGGGTAGGACGACCATGTTCTCCAGCGTGCGGCATCCGCTACGGTATTTTTGGACGTCCGTGCGGGCGTCCATGTAAGGACTCAACTCGCCTGCATTGAGGGCGGTGACGAGGAGATTGGCCATGACCTATTGGCTGCTGGGAAACTTGGTGTAGCGGGCGGCGACAAGGTCGCTGTTCGTCCACGGCATCTTGCGCCGAAGGCGCTCCTCAAAGGCGTCGGCCATGCGGGCCTTGGGGCCGGTCAGCGCCTCGTATTCTTGCAAGAGTTCTTGCGGCATGTTGCGGCTTCCGGTCAGCGGGCCTGCCAAACGCGAGGCCAGCATGGTGGCCAAGGCGTGGACAAAAAGCGGGTGGTAAAACGATCCGTCCTCGACGCGGGCGATATACCGGATACTGGCCTCCTCGGCGTTGGTCAAAAGTTGGTCGCCTTCAACGCTAAACTCCCCCAGCCTCTCGTTGGGTTCGTAGCCGTTGAGTTGGACGACGCGCAGGCAATCAACCGGCAACTGGTAGGCGCTTTCCCACTCGCTCTGTGGGGCGGTGGCCAGTTTGTTCAGCGCGGCCCGTCGCATGGCGAAATTCCAGCGGTGGCCTTGCAAAACTTCGTCGCGGGTCTGGGCGAAGAAACGGTTGCAAAACTGGGCCTGCTTGGAATCGTCGGTCAGCGCCATGATCGGGCTGATGCCCAGCTTGGCCAAAGCCAAGTTGCAGATGGATGTTTCGTCGGCCATGAAAAGTTAAAAAGGTGGCAGGCGTTTATTCGCGGCCTGCCAGCGCGTTAATCAGTCGGGACTTACAGTTTGTAAGCGATGAGGAAGCTGATTTTCTTCCCTGCGGTCACCGCATTGGTGCGGGTGATCGCGGCGACCACACGCTGGGTGGCCTCGGTCACAACGTGACGGGGCAACACGCTGGTCGCCACGGCGGGTGTAACCGCCGCGGAACCCGCGGTGCTGCTGTTGACGCTGATGCTTGTCGCACTGTAGCGGTCGGCGTCAGAGGCATCCCCAATGGTGGGGATGGCGATAACGGAACCGCCCATGCTCGCCTCGTTGGAGACGCGCCAGAGTTCCGGCAACGGCGTTGCGCCCACGGGCAGAACGGCAACTTCGATGTTGTCGCCTGTGGCCGCTTCGGTGCCGGTGCAGGTGTAGGTCGCCTCCGCGTAGCGGACGTCTCCGTGGGAGAGGTCGGCGCTGACGCGGTTGCGGACGTTGAGGGTTAGATCGCTCGGAGCGATGTCGGTGTAGAAGGTAGCCATGTTAGTTGTTCTCCTTGGTTAGTTGTTAGAGGACTTCGTCACACGGGACTTCGACGACTTTGGCTTCCTGCATGCGCGTTGCGCCCAAAGAGGCGACAGTGCGGATCTGCAAGGCGTGGCTCTTGTCGGCACGGATATCGACATGCACTTTGCGTCCCGCGTCGGCCAGCTTGATGCCGGACTTGACGTAGGCGAAGCATGTGCGGACGCCGGTTCCACTCGCGTAGGGCAGGAGGCCGGAAGCAACACGGCGGAAGGTGAATCCCATGAACGTGTTGATCTCGCCGTTGACCAAGGCGCGAACGGTGTTGAAGTCGCCGCTGGTCACCTCGGTCGTGCGGAGCAAATCTTGGATCTGCTTGGCGGAAACGACCATGATGCGCGGGTCACTGTCATCAACTTCAGCGTTGGTGAGCAGAAACGCCGCTTGACGCAGCTTGGCGATGGTGAGGCCACTGTTGGCCGTCGATCCGGTTTCGACGTAGTCCACGGCGATTTTCTGCCCAGCGGGCAGAGCGGTCGGCGTGACTCCGGTTTCTCCGGTGTAGGCGGTGCCAAGGGCGGCATCGATGATCACCTTGTCGGCGGTGCGGGCATAGGCGGCGGCGTGATTCGCAACCGTCTCGCTCTGGGGAAGGCTGACCTCGCCCAGATACTCGCTGTCCCATTCGTCGAACAACGTGGCGTGTTCAAACGGAAATGGACGAAGCCAGCGTTTGGCCAAGGCCACATCGCTGATGTTGGTGTCGGCTGCGCGGCTGGTGATGCGTTGCATCTCCACTGCGCCCATTTGATTGTAGGATTTCTCCTTGCCGCGGACTGTCTCGACGGAAACGTATTCGCGCAGCTTGGAAAGTTTCTGCTGAAGCAGATGCTCCCAGTTGCTGGAGAACTCCGTCGTGAAGTATTGCGGAATTTGTGATACGGGCATAACTAACTCCTTTGGTTTTGACTAAACCCACGTTATTGCGGGCCTTGTCGGGTTGATTGGTTGTGGTGTCCTCGGCGCTACCGATTATCCGCGAGCGCGGGTCGTCGGCCTTGGGCATGCGCGTTGGACAGGCTCCACAAGGAGTTGTCTGCCTAACTGTTCGCGAGAATTGCGCTGCGCCGGAATTGGCGCAAGGGTTTAGTCAAAAAAAGTTCGCGGCGCTTTCTTTAACAAGACCGGCGCTTATTCAAGCAACGTGTCGATGCCTTAAACACGTTGCCGACAACGTGTGTAAAAACCTGCTATTTTTAGACAGTGTCGCAGTTCCCGAACGGGTATAGCGGAAAAGTGGATACAGAGACGGAGGAAAATCTGCGCCCCGATGGGGTATGCTGTCGGGAATCTTGAGTAGAGGGCGGTGGCGGGACTTGCACCCGCTTTGTTACATATTCTTGTGTTATTTTGTAACGCTCCACTGTCTGGCCGCGTGTTCTCTCCACGCCGCACCGCCAAATTGTTTAGATTAGTTGTCGCAGATAAAGCGTAGGTCGATCTACGGCTGGCCGTTCAAACAAATCCACAGGAACCCGAAGTTGGCAAAGGCGTATCCGGCAAACGCGATGGCCAGCCCCGCGTTGCCCTCGCGCCAGAATCCCGCCGCCGTCACAAGGTAGCAGAGCGTGCAGATGAGCAGCGGAACAAAAGTCATCGCGGAGTAGTGTTCGCGCAGAAATCCATTACCACGCTTGAACTACGGTGCAAACAGTATGCGCCGGTCACGAAATAACTCCGTCGTTGTGTCGCGCCAGCCAGTTGCAAACCTCGCTGACCAGACGACCGATCTCATCCACGCACTCCTCGTCCAAGTCGAAGAGGCGGGCATGGACGATCTCATGGCAGGCCAGTTCGATGCCACGGTGGCTGATTGCGTCGGGATGGATGTAGATTGTCCGGTCGTCTTTGACGCACAGTCCGTCGTGGGTCACGCGGGCCGGTGGGCGCTGAATCTTGATCCGCCACGGTTTGCCATCGATGGCGAGACGTTTGGTCGGGATGCGGCGGCTCATTTCAGTCGGTAGTGCGGAACGGGCCGGACGCGCTCGGCCAGCCGGATGGTGAAGTTGCGCTTCTCGGCCAGTCCTTGCTCGATCTTCCGGCGCACTTGTGTGCTGGTGATGCACTCGCTGCGTCCGCGGGCCTTGGCCAGTTGCTTGATCGTGAACCAGCCCTCCGGCACTTCTTCGACCGGAATGGTGGGCTGCGACAGGGCTTCGCACCACTGGGCCAGTTGCTTGTCGGCTTTGGTCTGTTTCATAGCGGTAACTGGTAGTGCGGGTCGAAGACCGCGATGTTCACGATGCAGTGCGTTCCGTTGAAATGCCCGTAGGCTGCGGCATGCCTCCATGCCAGCGTTTGCCTGCGCGTGGCCGCGTATTCGATGTCCAACTTCACCCCGCAACCAATGTTGTAACCGATGGCCTTGGCATGGATGCGTGCGCTTTCGATGGCCACGCGGTGGGTGTGACCCATGACCACACTGCGCCCGAATAGTTCGGCGGCGTCCCGCACGGCGCTGGTTCCAAAAAGCGACCCGTGGATAAAGGCGGTGTCGCCCAAGAGAAACGCGCAGTCGGCATGCACTCCCTTGTAGGGAATGATCCGGCACTTCATCTTGTCCGCGGCGGTTTGGATACGATCTAAAATGCCAATGGCCGCATCACGATGGATGCCGCTGGCACTGTGCTGCATCTGGGACAGTCGCGCCTCATGGTTCCCGAATAGGAAGACGTTGGGACGCAATTCCTTGAGAAAAGACAACCCCTGCAGGACGTCGTCGGTCATGCTGGCTCCGTAGTCGGGATCGGTGCTGTCGCGCCGCGCACCGGCCCGCATGTTTCGCACATCGATGGCATCGCCCAGATGCAGGACAAAGTCCGGCTTCCACGCTTCGCGCAGTCTCAAAATGGCGTCGAGCGCCCGCGGATCGGCCTCTGACCCGTGGGTGCATGTGCAGGCCAGAAACTTCTGCCAGCCTTTGGTTTTGTTGGCCATGATGAGCCGATTGTTGAGCCGATTAGGCGCTGGTCAGCATGCGACGCACTTGGTCAACGACCTCCGCGTCACCTTCTTGGTAGCGGGAGTAGAGCGGGTTGGCTTGGTTGGTCATAATGTCGCGGGCGCGGGCGCGGGTGCTGCTGGCTCCGGTTTGGTCACCGGCCACCAGCTTGTCGTCGGACAACTTCTCCGCGAGGTTGACGATGGCCTTGACCACTTGCGGATCGACAAACCCTTGGGACGTCGGATCGACTCCGGCGGTCACCGCGGCGCGGCGGGCCAGTTCGATTTTCTCCGGCATCTTGTCACCCCACACCTTCTGGAGTTCGGCCCGTCCGGTTTCCAGTTGCGTTTCGATCATCTGGGCGGCGGCTTGGTTCATCAGCGCGGCCCGCTCCATGTCGAACTTCATAAACTCCTGCATGGCAGCGGCTGGGACGTTGTGCTTGTAGGCGAGTTCCGCGGCCTTCTTGGCCACGTTGTCGTCCCATGTGACTCCTTCCGGCAGTTGTTCTGGTTTGAGGTTGTAGGCTTCGGGCGATTCGGGAACGCCGATCGCCTTGCGGTATTCGGCCACTTCTTCCGGCGTGGACTTTTCGGTGGGAGGCAAAACTGCCTGCGCTTTGCGTCCTACCAGTTGCTCCATGCCTTGGTAACTTTTGAGGATGGCTTCCACATTCGGCCCGTTGTCCGTCCAAAACTTGGCCGGTAGCCATTCCGGCTTGTCGGTTACTTGGGCCGCTGGCGCGTCGGTGGCGCTGGTGGGCGCACTGGAAAGGAGTGTCCCTTCCGTGGCGGTGTTGAGGTTAGCAGCGGGTGCGGTGGACGCGGGAACAGCGGCGTCCGCGGTGGTGCTGGTTTCGGAGGTGGTGGTTGCATCAGTCATGGTGGTGTTTGTTGGTTGGTGTTTTGACTAAACCGCGTTTAGCGGAGGACTTCGGTGGAGGGCCGCTCAACGTCGGCATCTCCGACGACGGGCAGCGAAAGTTTGTGTTCGATGAAAAGGACGACCTCGCGCTGGCCATCACGCACCGCGGCGGCGATGGGATCGAACGGACGTCCCAGCGTGCGCTCAAAGGCGGGCCGGTTCATGCGGAAGTAGGCGCGGAGGTTGTCGAGGACAACGCGCCCGTCTTCGTTGTCGAAGCAGCGGTGGTAAGCGTTGTTGATGCGCTGAAGCGACTTGCTGCGCTCCAACTCTTTGTCAGTGGTCATGCGGTGGCTTGGTTCATCAAACGGCCAAGGGCGCTGTCCTGCTTCACGCTACCGGCCTTTCCTGCGGCCTCGGCCATCGTGAGCATCTCCTGCTGCTGCTGCATTTGCGCCTGCGCCTGTGCGCGGGCGGCGCGGGCCTCCTCGACCTCGTCCTCTTCGGCCAGCCAGTCGGCGGGCAGTCCGTCGTTGCGGGCGGTTTCGCGGGCGATGACGTCCCACTTGAAGTTGTCCAGCACTTCGGGGCGCACTTGGGCGAGAATCGCATTGCGCTCCAGCGTGCGAGCCAGTGACAAATTGTGCATGGCGCGGATGGCGAGCGCGACCTTGCTGACGTAGCTGACTTCCGGTTCCGGCAGCATGGGCTGGCCCATCGCGTCCATTTGGATCGCGTCCTGCGGCGGCGGCGGGAAATGCCCGTTGCGGATCAAGATGCCAAAGACTCCGCGCAGCATGGGCGAAAGCAGTTCGGTCGTCTTGCGGGTGAACGAAGGCGAAAACTGCACCAGCTTTTCACTGGCTCGCTCGGCCACTTCGGTCGCGGTCATGTTGGCCCGTTCCAGCGAGGCGAACATGCGGAACATGTCCACATGCATGGCGGTGTTGATCGCGTTGGTCTTGCGGGCCTCGCGGTCGAGTCCGATGGAATAGTCGCCCGCGGTGGCCCACTCCTGCGGCAAAGCGTTGGGTTGCGTCGGGTCGTAATAAGTGACGCCCCCAGAGCGCAAATCGACTTCCCCTTCGTGCGTAGCTGGCATGAGGAGACGAGGGAACGCTTTGATCTCGGAGAGGGAGTCAAGTTGCTTGGCTAAAAAGTTGAGTTGGCGGGCTTCGGGCAAAGCCATCCATGCCGGAGACACTCCGTAAACGCCCTGCTGGCTTTTAACGTGGCGACCGGCGAAGAAGGGTTTCTCGTCGTAGCCACTGTTGCGGCAGACATGCTTGTTGCTCTGGTCAACGTAGACCGACGCCCAAGGCTTGTTCGGGCCGTCGGCCTTGTTGCGGTCGCGGTCGCTGTCCTCGCGCTTGTAGAGGGCATGAACGAAGCGATGCTTGACGGTGCCGCCCTTGCCGGTGCGCCGGATCTCGGCCAGCTTTTTCTGCATGGCGGGCGCAAGGTTGTCCTCGCCAAACTTGTCGGCGGCTTGCAAGACAGTGAGTTCCAGTTCGCGGAACACAGTGTCAATCAACCCCTCGTCGTTTTCGGCCAGTGAGTAGGTGCCGATGTCGAACTTGTGGAAAACGAGCGGGTGCGACATTCCTGCCTCAACGAACATGCAGTAGGTTCCGAAGACGGAGTCGTCATAATACAACTCATGCACTTCCGTATAAAGATTGCTGGTGGCCAAAAGCAACTGGGTCGCCTCGGAGCATTTGGCATACCATTGCTTGGCCTTGTCGCTCATCACGCCCTTGGGCGGCTCGTAGACAAACCACCGGCTGTCAGCAGGCGTGATATAGGCAAGCTGCCCATTGGCCAGCGTGGCCGCGGCTTGGACGGCAGAGGTGTCGAAAAGGACGTCGTAGCGCGAGCTATCCGGCACGCTGCGCTTGGCGCTGATCTCGGCTTTGCGCGGTAAGAAGTATTCGGCCAACTCCTGCCAATGCGTGTCCCATGAGGCACGCTCGGAACCCAAGTCTTGGTTGCGGGCAAGAACCCAGTCAGCGAGTTGGACGTTGTCTTTCATTTACCACATGTCGGGGTCGTTAGCCGCGGTAATCAGCAGGACAATGCCCACCGCAAAAACGGCCAGATGGAAAGTTAGCTCCATCCATTAGCCAAGGAGGCTGTTGGCTCCGGTGGCCGGATTGACGTAGCCGCCGGTTTCGCCCGCGAGGATCGACTTGCGGAACCCGCTGCGCTTGGCCGCGGCAGCGCGTTGCTGGTCGGCAGCGTCATTGGCTCCCATCGTCTGGGCTTCCGGTGGCGGGGGCGGCGGTGGCGGCGCGGGGGGAAGCGGAGGTGCTTCAAACTTGGGCATGGCCGGAGGCGCGGGAGGCGTCTTGGCCCCGCCGCCGAAGTGGCAGCGGCACGTTAGGTCAATCTTGGACGAGTGATAGTTTCGCATATTTTTGGATGAGTTTGTCGGTCGAAAAGAAAGTCAGCGGATGGCCACTCCTCTCCCATGCGATGAGCGGAAGATAAAAGGGTATGTGGCGCAATAGTTTTTTGACTAAACCCTGCAAGCCTTGGTCGTCGGCCAAGGCAAAGGCGTAGACATACCATGCGTCCCAGTCCTTGCGCTGGAAGCTGCACCAGACGTCGTTGATCATCTCCTGCGGGGCGGCACTGCACACCGGACGCGCCATCATCACATACTCCGGCGTGCTAAAAAAACAGCCATGCGAGAGGTGCGCGAGCATGTCCTCTTCAAACGTCCGCGGGGAATCCGCGGTGTAGAGCATCTTGCACTTTTCGATGGGCGTCATCGTCTCACGATTGTCCTGCGGGTGAAGTCCAGATCGCGGATGCCGGTCGTGACCACGGTCGGGCGCGGCTTGGCGAAGCCGGTTTTCAGCATGCCCGCCATCTCGGCCTCGGCAATCATGCGAAGCGCGTCCGCGGCGTGGCTGGCCCAGTTGTGGACCGGCATGTTGACCACGATGCCGGTCGCGCTGCTGCGCTTGTAGGCGTAGTTGGCCAGTGCATCCAGCCCGCGCTCACAAGCTGGCAGGCGGAACGAGAACCGCGGGAACATTTGCAGGCAGGCATTGATCCCGATCCAGATGTCATGCGTCCGCGGCAGGACGCGCACGTTGGCCAGTCCGGCCTCGGTGTAGACTTGGGCGTCGGCCTTGCCGCTGGTTCGGGTCGCCGCGGCATCGTGAGGCAAGAAATGGTGCCCCAACGGGTAGCCCTTCGCCTGCATGTGGGCCACGCGCTGGACCGGCGTGAGGTCGAGGTCGAGGTCGCAGTCGATCACGCGGATCTCGTTGCCGCGGATGACTTGGAAATACCAAACGACCGTATTAACCGGCGAACCCAGATCCCACGCGGTGTGGACGAGTGTGCTGTTGTCGTATTTGAAGGCGGATATGGCACCGGAGGCGCGGAGCTTGTCCAGTTCGCCCGCGTAGATCGCGCCCTCCACCGGACTCTTGAAACATTCGTCGAGCGTGGTGGGGAACTCGCGGAAGATGAACAGGCCCAGTTGCCGCTGCTGGCGGTCATACCACAGGCGCTGCTGCGGCGTGAACGTGTGGCCGGTCGTGCGCTCCATGTCGTCGAGATAGGTGGCAATGGCCGGACTGATCGTGGCGACATCGCCCTCCACGCAGTAAGTCGGATCTTTCCACCACGGGAAAAACACAATGCGCCAGTCCTTGTCGGTCTTGTCGGCCTCCGGCGTCTCCAGCGCGGTTTTGACAATTTCCCAGAGGTGGCCCCCTCGCCCACCCTTCCAAGTGGTTTCGACAATAATCCGGCCATGCTCCGCGGACGGGATCGCGCCGGTCAGAATTTCCTCGGAGCGCCGCGGGTCGTCGGCTTGGATGACGCCCCACTCGGAGAGGTGCAGCCAGTTGTTGGTGCCGCCGCGTGCGCGTAGTCCGGCAAAGAACGACGACGCGGCCTCACCGGCCACGCTGACCTCAAGGATCGAACCGGAGTCACGCACCTTCTCAATGCACTGCAAGGCGACCGGAGGAAGATTGTCCAAGGCGATCTTGGCAATGGTGGCCAGCTTGCGCTCGGCATCCGCCGCGGTCTGATCGACAAGGCTGCACTGGGTTCCGGCGTTCCACAGCATCTGATCGGTCAGCAGGACGTCAAGCGCGGTGGACATGCCCAGACGCCGCGCCTTCAAAATGATGAGGCGCTTGACGCCCTCCTTGAACAGCATGTCGTAGACCCGCTGCTGCTCCGGCCTCGGCTCAAATTTGATGATCCTGCCGTCGTCGGCCCGCTTGATGTGGTAGAGGTTGCGGAGCCGCCAAAGCGGGTTGGCCAAGTCGTCGGTCGTCACGCCGGTTTGTCCGTCGCCTTGACGATGCCGCGGAAGATGCCGACGAACTCGTCGGTGACGTCATGCTTAACCTCCTGCTTCTCGGCCTCGGCCAAGCCAAGGAGCTTGACCAGTTCGCGGATGGCACCGGTGGCGGCACTGTGGTCGTTGTCTCGCCGCGCTGAACGGTAGGTGTCTTTTAAACAGGCGACCACTTCGATGATCGTCGCTTCCTTTAGGGTCATCCGCGTCTCGCGCACAATGGCGTTGGCCTCGGCAACATAGCTGCGGGCCGTCCGGTCGCAGACCTTGAAAGTAGTGCAAGTTTTGGCAAGCACTTCAGTGTAGCCGATGCCGCTCAAGATCCATTGAGCGACCTCGTCGATGCGCTTGTCTTTTTCGATTTGCGAAGTCATGTCGTGAATCTTTTCTACTCTGTTGGTCAAACTAAAACATTGACCGCGTTTTGATTAATTCTCTCTTATGTTTAAGTCCTCGTCTGCAAACAGACGTAAAGCCTTCATGCGGCTGCGCGGTTTTCGCCACTTGCGAATAACAAACGCACTCTTTGCGATGTCTTCCAACCTTTCTCCACCTCCGCAAATCCATTCCTTGCACTTGTCCGCAATGTGCGAGCAATCAGTTTCCCAGTTTACGACAATGACCGGCACCCCCATTGATCTGTATCGCGTAAGCTGAAACGTGTTTTCTCGCGCCTTGCCTTTTTTGCACTCGATCACGCCGTAAAGCCTGCGCTGATCTTTGATCGCAATGTCCAATCGGCCCGCTGGACTTGTCCATTCCAACTCGCACGGCACTCCGGCGTCTTGCAGGCGTCGATAAACGTCAAATTGCAATGTGGCTTCTGACTTCATTGCTTACCATGTGTGTTCGATGACGCTGAAGTCGTCCTGCGGCAAACAGCAGCATGGCTCGACATCGTTGGGGTCGTTGCGGTCGGTGCGCCCGCCCATTTCAATGCGATAAGCCATTGGCGTCTTTAGGCGGTGCGCGTAAATGCCGTCGGACAACCCGAAAACCACATAAGCCGGAAGGTTGGTGTCGGCGGCGAATTGCATAAGCGCGGACACTCGGCCCAACGAGAGCCAAAGGTGTGGGTATTGTCGCAGCGAGATTGTGTGTCTCGCCTTGATTTCCACCCACGCCCTTGGCGTCCCGTTACGAAAGGCCAAAAAGTCCACCTTGTAGAACGTAGGAGTCTTTTGCAGATCCCAGCCCCACTTGGCGGCGACGACAGCGGCGACATTGGCCTCGCGCTCGACGTCGTTGGCTTGTTCGTATTTGACCATGATCAGAAGGGAATGTCGTCGTCCGGCGCGTCAGTTGTCCGCGGTGCCGCCGGTTTGCCCTTTTCCTTTGGTTGCCACGGCGGGCCAAACTTCAGCGAGAGGAAGTCCTTCCCGCTTTTGCTCGTTTGCTCCCAGATGCTAATCTCGTAGTCGCGGCCTTCGATTTTAACGGGGCCAGACCACTTGGGCGCTTTGGGGTTGTCGCTTTGGCGCGGGAAAGCCGCGCCTCGGTTGTCGTCGTTGTATTGCATGGTGTTGGTGTTGTGTTGATGTCGAGCGTCCCGTTGGGGAGCGCCCAGATTTGTTCGGATCGGAAATGCACAAACGCGCCGTCGCGTTCCATGACCACCGTCCAGATGTCGTTGGCCAGATTGCTCTCGCGGCTAACGATGATGGCCCATCCGTAGCCAAGCGGTGTGTCCACGGGGAACGGGCGTGCGAGTTCCAGCATCATGGGAAAATGAGGCGGGGCTGGCTTTGAGCCACATCAGTCTGCTTTCGGTCACCCATACGGATGCACAGGCAGAACCCCGCCAATAGTGCGGAGCGCAGACGTTGGGCCACGGCTGCGCCCCTCGGATGAGCGTCGGTAAGACCCTTGTCCCTTCCCGCTCCTCCTAAAGAGTTCCGGCGGGTCGCGGATAGCGCAATACCGCGACGGCCCCCACACAATGCTGTCCCACCCTCCCCCAATGAGGTGGTGGCCAGATATGAGTTGGCGCAGCCTGTTCCGCCGGAAAGTTTCATCGTCTTTTGGTTTTGACTACACCTCTACGAAAGTATTGCGGATTGCGTTCCATCCACGCGACGACTTCGCCGGTATTGCCGACGTCCGCGGCGCGAAAGGCGTTGTCGGAAACGAGATAGCAATGCTCTGCGAGAATGTTCATCACCGTAATCTCGTCGTCATGCAGGACGTTCTGGATGTAGGACTCCAGCGTGTTGGGCATGTGTGGATTTTATGGGCGTGGTCAAATGTCATGCGCTCGCCTCCAGTATGGCCAAGTGCTTGATTGCATCCGTGGTGTGATCCAATGACTTGAGCAGCATGGGCCGCGCTCTGCGCCAGCGGTGCGTCCGAATTTCAAAACGCGCTTTTTTTAGCTCCCGCAACGCCAACATGATGGATTTGTCGGCATCGACGCAATCGACGTATTGCTCGCAGCAGCCAATGTGTTTCCACGGCCCCTTGCCCGCGTATCCGCGGTAATGCGGCTCGTCGCGGCGGATCTTTTCGTTGCACACTTCGCAGTTCACGCCGCCACCACCCCTTCCAGTTCGCGGATCTTCTCGCGGATGCGGGCGACCTCGGCCTTGGCCTCCGGCTTCCACTCCGTTTCCCAAGGTGTCTGCGCTTTATGCTGTCGCAAACGGGGATCACCCTTCATTCGCTCCAGCTTCGCTTTTAAGGCTTCGATGCCTTGTTTGGCATCCCAGACGCCGCGGGGTTTAGTCAAAGCCGTGGCGGGGCGTTTACGCTCGTTCTCGGCCCAATGTGATGCAAAGCGTGATAGGTCATGCGGCATGGACTTGATCGAGATCGCATTTCGATCCACCCAACCCACCGCTTCGCGGGCGTCGTAATACGCCTTGCACACTTCCGGTGTGACGCTGGCCAGTTGTCCGGCGGCGGTGACCTCCTCCAAAGTCCACCCGCGGCGGATAGATAGATCCATAGAAGATGAAGATGAAGAAGAAGGGGTTGGTTTTTGCTTGCCGGTTTGCTTAACCAAATTCCCAAGCAAAATCGGGTTGCCCCCCTTGCTTCCAGCCTCGGCCCGAATCTGCCTAATCTCCTCATCGCGAACCATTCGCCGCGAAAAAATCGCGCCGTTTTCGTCGCGGGAAAACACTTTATTTTCCTCAAGTTCTTTCAATAATTTGAGACAGGTTTGCGGCGACAAACCCACAAGTTTTGCGAGGGTTTTGTGCGAGAAACCCCTGCCGTTTTGCGTGAGTTTGCCGTATTGGTCGCACTCATGGGCGATGCACATCATCTCAACCCACAGGCCACGCGCCGCCAATGAGCAGAGCCGGAGGCCGGAGTCGTTGCGCCAGTCGGAGGGGTAGAATTGAAAGGATGGGCGCTTCATTGTCTCTCCTTCATCGTCACTTCCAGATACGGGTCGCCCACGCGGCACTTCTCGACGACAAGCTGGTCGATCAGCGCATCATCTGTGAGCCATCCCGCGGGCGTGAGGGCGTCTAAAACTCCTTTTGTGAGGTTATCTATGTCCGGTCGCACGCCATGCACCCGCTCGTGTGGGCGGGCTTTGGTCACGCGGAACGCGAACTTCAGTTTGATCAGCACCGGAAACTCAACCGGCTTGCGCGGGGCGAACTTCCGTAGCTGTGCGACGAGCGCGTTCTGCGCGTCGGCTACTTTCTTCTTGGTAAAAAACATGGGCTTGCCTCCGCGGACGAAGACGCCTTTTTGCTGGGCGGTGACCGTTGGCGGGTCGCCGTCGATAATTGCGGTAATCATTGTGTGGGCTTTTTTCTGCGCGGTGGGCGCGGTTTGACTGCGGTAATCCGGCGGCGAACGAATCCCTCCGGCAGACCGATTTCGATGAGGGCGTCTTGGAGGTCTTGGTCGGGAACCTCCGGCCCGTGCTTAAGCATGTCGTCCAAGGTTTCGTCGCGGTCACTGTGCATGCGGAGGGAGAGCGTCTCCCACCACACGATCCGCGCCGCGGCATGCCGCACCGGCAGCGGCAGCGTCAAAAGGCGCTGACGCCACTCGTTGGGCGTGACGCCCTTGCTCCAACGTGGGATATAGGCTTTTTCGGTTACTCGCATAGGTCACAAATGCACCCGTTTTTGCCGATGAATTTCCAGCCACGTTGCGCCGCATCCTCTAACGCAAAGACGCCTTGGCACGAATAGCAACTGACAAGCCTTGTTGCGCCAACCACCGCTGCAATTTGCGCTTCTTTTTTGTAAGCGCCTCGCAACATGGTCAGTTTTCCTTTGTCAGATTTTTTATAGCGAGCATTTGCCCGTCGATCCGCGTCTGGATTGTTTTTGCGCCATTCGCGGCTTTTCGCGTTCAATGCCTCCTTGTTCAGCGCGTAATATCGCTGGCGATATTCTCGCACTTTGTTGGGATTCTTTGCTCGCCATCTGCGACCCGCTTCACTCATTGCGACCTTTCTTTTTTCTACAGCTTCGTCTGTCATAGCGCCGCCTCCGCTTGCTTTGCCGCCCACGATGGAAGGCCCAGCGTAGTGATGTCTTGCGTGAACGACGGCCAGTGATCCTCGGCCATGCAGTGCTTCACCGCGGCGAGATCGCGCTGGTATTGCTTTCGGCCCCAAGCAATGGCGTCTTGGTCGAGCGCGTAGACAGCGACCGCAAACGGCGGCGTTTTCTCCACGCACACAAACAGGAACTCCGTCTTGTCGAGTCCCAGCAGTTGGCAGAGATCGAGGTAATACGCGGCCTGCACATCGTAGCGATAACTCGCCACGCTCTTGGCCATCATGTCGGGATCTGCTGACTGGCAGCTTTTGATGTCCACGATGACGTTGCCACCCTCCGGCAGCGCATCGACGCGAGCTTTGCGAAGCACTCCGTCTTCGCCACTTGCGAATAGCGAAACTTCCGTCCTTGCGTTGTCCAAGACGCGCTTGACCGCGGGGTGCGCGTGAACCGAATCGCGCATACCCTTGATCGTCACATACTCATCTTGTGTGATGATCGTTTTGGTCTGCGCGGCCTTCCACTCCTTACCCTCTTTGGTCGAGAGATTCAGACCCTCCGGTTTTACCGATACGTCCAGCGCATCCGGCTCCAGTATAGCGCGGTGGATCATCTGCCCCAAGCGCATGGCGGGCGTTGTCTCTGTTTTGAACAGCCCGTCGATGTATGCCTTGAAGTGCGCGGGCGTCCGCGGAGGAGCAACGTAGTCCAGAGCGGACTTCGATATGCCCTCGGCAGCGCGGTATTGCGCCTCCGGCAGCGAAAGGATGCCGCTGTTCATATTCCGGCCTCCTTCGACGCGGCGTTGAGCGCATCGCTTTGCGTGCGGCGCTGTTCCAGTTCAGCCATGAACTCGGCCACCATGTGGTCGCCGGTCATGCGGTCGGTGAGCGTGTTGAGCCACTCGACGGCCCAAACGAGGTCGGCGTTCATTTCCGCACCTCCGCGAACAGTTCGCCGGTCGCCTTGTCGTTGAGCGCGGCGCGTTGCGACGGTTCCGCGGCGGTGTCGAAGAACTCCGCGGCGGTTGTCGGTTCCGGCAGCACTACGCCCTCGGCCACCTTGCGGGTGGTCACATTGCGCGGCGAGTAGTCACGCACCTCTTCGGTCACGCCAAACCCGCGCAGCGCGTCTGGAAACGAATCGCGCAAGGCCCAGCTACGCGCACGCATTTGCAACATCCGCTGGGGATACTGCTGCCACGGGCCATCGCGGCCAGTCAGCTTCGCTCGCTTGGCGTCCTCCATCGAGAACGTGCGAACGCATGGCGTGCGGCCACGGCGCTTGATCGTGCATGTCGCCTTGTCGGTTCCTGCCACCTCGTCGATGTCCTCAAATTCGGGATGACGCATGGCCAAGGCCAAGGCGGCATCGCCAAAGATGCAGGGCTTGCCGTTGACGACGGCAATCGACTGCAAAGCCTGCATGGGCGCGAGGCCAACTTCCATTCCGGCTTGAATTGCGACCATCACCTTCTCCGGTGTGTCGAAACTTTTGGGAGCCAGCGTGGAGTTTACGACCGCTTTGCAAAAGCGGCCCATTTCATCGAAGCTGCGCAATTGCACTCCGTGTGAGTCGAGTTGGATCTCGACGGGTTGGGTCTTCTGGAGGGCCAGTTGACCATTTTCTGCTGTCATTGTATTAGTTCCCTTCATTGTGTTCTGACCCGTCGGCGCGGCATGCTGCGTCGGCGGGTTTTGTTTTGTGGATTGCATGCCTAAATTCGTGTGCCGCGGTTTTCGATTTTCCGAAGCAGCCAGCGGTTCCACTTGGTGTGCGCCTGTGACCTGTCCCAGCCGGACATCCAACCGGCGCTGTAGGCACCGATCACGGTGCAGATCCACATGCCGACGAGGATCGCGATGAGGAGGTAGTCCATTACGCCAACCTCGCTTCCTTGATTTTGCGGAGCGCCGCGATGGTGTTGCGGACGCTCTCGCGCCAATACTCACTGTCGTTACGCCACTTCCAGCGGCGGCAGAGCGTGTCTTTAACGCTCACCTCCAGTGTTATGAGTTCGCGCAACCGAAAGGTTGGCGTTTTGTATTCTGCTTCTGTGTTCATTGTGTGTTCTTCTTGTCTCTGCGGTGTTGAATGCGCTGGCACATAGCCGACGCGAAAGTGACCCAGTTCGGGTTGACGTCTTGGCCCTCGTCCGCGAGCCACTGGTGAATGGCGCGGAAGCCCCAGCCCTTGCCGCGCAACACTTCGACGGCATCGACAAGTTCGTGGCTGTAGTTGCGCTGGTCGCCGCGGGGAGCGGCGCGGGCTTTATCGATCAGTGTCATGGGTGGGCTTAATTAGGTGTATTACACCTTCAGACGCAAAAAAGTCGGAGACAATCTTGCTGACCTGCTTGGCAAAGCTCCGGTGTTCGGTGCGGGCGCGGTCTTCGATCACCGCGGCCAGATCACGCGGCATTGATATGCTTTTGCGGGTGGTAGTGGGTTTGGTGGGCATGGGCTGGTTGGGTTGCTATATCGGGTGAATGTCCCGCGGCACCGGACGGCGCTCGCGGCGCTCGGTATCGCGGAGATACTGGAGTTCATGCACCACGCCAATGGCGCGGCCAATGGGGATGCGGATTTCGTCGAGGCCGCATCGCCGCGCCAGACGGATCTGGGCGGCGAGCAGCGGCTCAACGGATGCGATGACGCGGGCGGCGGTCATTAGTTTATGGCAACAAGTTCGTAGTTTTTGACGCGCCCTTTCAGTGCCGCTTCCGGCGTAGGCCACTCGCGGCGACTGCTGCCGACTTGCGTCATCGACCGGAAAATCCAGCCGTTGCCGCTGTTGAAAACGTGACCGATCCAAAGCGAGGGATTGCCCGCCTTGGTCACGCGATACTTGGTGATGCTTTGTGTGTTCATTGTGTGTGTGGAGCCTCGATTTACATCGAAGTTAGGTGCATTACACCATGTGTCCTACACCTCGCCAAGAAAAAAATGATGGCCCCGCTAAATTTTTTTCCGGCTGAATTTGAAGGTCTGATTTTCGCGGAGGAATTTTTTCGCTTCGGGATAGCGGGTAGCGAGGATTTCCAAGGTCGCCCTTGTGAAGTCGCCCCCGTATTGCGCGTCGGCCACGCCTTGGATGCGCTCGACCAAGTCACTCGGAAACGACAAGGACTTCACCACCCGATCTTTCGACCGGCGGTTGCCGCTTGTGCTGGGTTTCTTTTTCATGGAAGCAAGTGTCATTCACCTTCATACACCTGTCAAGTGCGTCGGCCAACAATTCAGATGGGGTAAAACCCTCCCTTTCTGCGATTTGCAAAACGAGTTCAATAGCTTGGTGTTCCATATCACCCGCGAGACTACTGACGGGCATAGGACATCCGCTGTCCAACCCGTCTCATCTTTTTAATATCACGCGGCCCGTCGGGCTTTGACCTTGCGCTTGACGCGGCGCTGGTAAGCGGGGTTCTCGGCGTAGTAGCGGGCCTTGCGCGTGGCTTCTGCCTTGCGGAACTTCGGGTCACTGGCATACCGCTCGGCGTAGCGTTGCCGCATTGCGGCAAGCTGCTCATCGCGGTCGGCGTAAGGCATACGGTTTAGTCAAACGCGGATCTAAAGCGTATGCAATATCTAAAATGAGTGTTAACTGGTTGTGTCAACTTTGAGCCCTTTCCGCTGTTTCACAGAGAGAGAGGCGAGGGTCGGAATCGAACCGACGCTTCGTGTAACCCCTTCTGTTACAGAGACAAACGACTATTTTCTTGATGCATTGTAGGCATTTTAGTGTAGAACTGGCTGGGTCAACTCTCACCTCTTATGTCTTCACTCATCATCCTTCCCAACAGTCCTTATTGGATGGCCCGCATGCGGGTCTGGATTTTCTCACAAGACCACCCAGACGGCGGTTTCTGGCGTCAAACTTGCCGTAGCACAAAGATGCCGCACAAGACAACCCCGCGCAAAACGGCCCAGCGGTATGCCGACGAATTGGAACGGATCGGGCGCGAGCTACGCGACCAGATACCGGATGAGGTGTGGATGAAGGCGAGCGTGGCGGCTCTTATGCGGGCCGCGGGCGTCAAGGGGTCAACACGCCGCACCACATGGGAAAAGGCCGCACAGGGCTATATAGGCGCAAAGACGGCCAAACCTCGCAGCGTTGACTCCTACCGATCCCACTGCCAGCACTTCGCTGATTTCCTTGGCCAACGGGCGCGGCATGACCTCAAGTCCATAACCCCAGAGGATATAGCGGAGTTCTACCACGCGCTGATTAAGCGCGGGCTATCGGCTCGCAGCGCCCAGCAGATCACCAAGACCATCCGCGCCGTCTTCACCCGCGCCCTGCACCTCCGCGAGATCGACGCAAATCCAGCGGCACTGTTTCGCATGAGCGAGGATGCCACGCCGTCGGGTCGGAAACCGTTCTCGACCCAAGACATCAGCGCCATCCTTGCCGCCGCGGACGACCAGTGGCGCATCGCCTGCCTCTTCGGGCTGAACTACGGCATGCGCCTTGGAGACGCCATCCATCGCAGCCACGAGGAAATCGAAGGCGACGTCCTCCGGTTCATGCCGGAAAAGAAAAGCCGTCGCGGCAAGGTCGTCGCGGTGCCATTGATCGGGGAGCTAAACAAGTTGCGGGGCCGCGGCAAGATTACGCCCACGCTCGACGCCATGAGCATCACCGTTGCCTCGCGGCACTTCTCGCGCTTACTCGACCGCGCTGGCGTTGCAAGGATCAAGACCAAGAAGAAAGGCGAAGGTCGCGGGATTACGGACAAGACGTTTCATAGCTGGCGGCATACAATCAACACTCTCATGGTCGATGCAGGGGTTGATCAGCGCGTCCGACAACTCGTCTGCGACCACGATTCGACAAAGGTCAGCAACAACTACACTCATGCTTCGATACAAACTATGGCCGAAGCGATTAAGCGTTCTGTGCCGACGTTAGAACGTAAGGAATAACCTTCTGCCCGTAGCGATCCATCTCCCCGTAGACGAGGTTGACGAACGACGGCCACTGCTCGCGTGGGATTGTCTGGCATCCAAGACTTGAAGTCACAGATTGTGATACCGAATTGATGCTGCCCCCGCGGTGGATGTTGATGGCCACACCTTGCGAGCGTCCAAGCTGCCCGTCCCGCGTCACCGGCAGCGATTCGCTGGGGTTGGCTGGTCGCAGCGCCGGATACGGGTTGCCGCGGGAAATGCCGTGTTTGCCCTTCCGGTATTTGTGGACGCCTTCGACGAGGGACGCGATGCCCTTGCGCCAGAACGACGGGTCGGTGTTGCCGTTGTAAGCAGCAAACGCGGTGGGCGAGATCACTGCAATGCAGTCATCCCATATCCCGCGGTCGTTTTTCTTCGGGTCGCCAAGGGTGCGGAGGTAATAGCCGCGGATGCCCACGATAGCGACAGAGTCTTTGACTCCGTGCTTGCGGGCAATCTCCTCGACGTCCTGCGCGGTGATACGCGGGCGCGTCTTGGGTTTAGTTGCGGGCATCGCGAGCCATCACCAATCCAAAACCCGCGGTGAGCGAAGCGAAGAGCAACCCAAGGTCGGGAAGCTGTCCGGTGGTGAGGAAATCGCGGCCAGCACTGGAGGCCGAAGCGATGATGGTGAGGATGCCCAAAAGGGTCGTTTGCCAATTTTTCATTTGCTTGATGTCGGTTTTGCCAACGGCATCGATACCGTCAGCGATTTGTTAGTGAAGTCGTAGCCAAAGCGGACTTCGGAAAAATTCGCGCAGCCTGTCAGCGTCAAAGCGGCGATGATAAGAAGGAGGCGCATGTTTTGACTACACCCGCACGCCGGATGGGGGTCAAGGGTTTGAGGACAACGCGGTCACAGCCTCGGCGCTGGCCTGCTCGTAGCTGCACGGCGGCAGATCAAAGGTGCGCGGGGTCGGATCGACCGAGGCGAGCATCATGCCTTCAAGCCACCCTTTGAGCGCAGCCATATTGCTGCCGAGCGGCTTGGCTGCGGTGAGTAGCGCCATCTCAAGGCGTTGCAATGCTGCGATCTGGTAGGCTGAGAAATACTTGGCGACTACTTGCTCCGCCGTAAGCGTCTCCACAAACGGCACAGGCGGCGGCGGAATCACATAGCTCGCATCCACAGGCAGCGCGGCTTCGATGGCGGCTTTCACTTGCCCTTCGGTCAGTGCATCGAGTTCGGGGCCGTCCTGCTCCCAAAGTGTGAGCTTCGTGGGCCAACCGTGTTCGCGCACTTCGACCTTGCCGCTCTCGTCGCGGGATAGCTGGTAGGACAGGCCGTGCCATGTTTTGCCGTCTATGCTGCGGGGTTCGGCCAAGAGGACGTTGTAGATGGTTTCGGTGTTCATATTACACTACGCGGTAGAAAGCTGTGGCCCGCCACTGGACGGTTTCGGAGGCCGCGCCCGTCACCTCAAGTTGCAGGGCGTCGTTCGTATCGTCGGCGGTCAGCGTGAAGCTCCACGATGGCGAGCCTGCGGATTGATCGACGCCGAGCGTTTGAACGCCGCCGATGAGCGAGGTGTTGTTGCTGCCATCCCTGCGGATGCCGAGGAATCGGCGGGCGACAAGCCACTTGTCGGCGGTGTCGGATCGGCGGGCAACGAGCAGGACATCTACGGCCAAGGCCGTGTTGGCAGCGATGGCAAAGCGGTCTGTTGCGGTTCCGCTGGCATCCAGTGTGAGTATCGTTGCGGCGGCGTTGGTTGTTGTCCCGCCCCAATAGACTGAGCGGAACGCTCTGGTTGCAAATTGAGCGCGGGTTGAGGCATTGCCAGAATCACCGATGGCAATAGCAACGGCGGCTGTGGCAAGCGCGCCGCCATCACTGCCGCAAAGACCAAGCGCCACTGAGCCAGCCCCAGTTGCTCTGGGGTTTTGATGGCCGATAGCTACGGAATCGGTTCCCGTTGCTTCGCAATTTCCAATGGCCACAGCGCGATTGCCTGTGGACGAGGCATTAGCCCCGATGGCAACATTATCGCCCTGTGTTGCAGATGCAGTAGAAGTTGTTGCTATAACAATACTACGATTCCCGCTGGCGGTGGCCCCATCGCTTCCCGCTGAAATACAAATTGACCCCGTCCCGCTGGCTACGCGGACGGCGGCTGCTCTGGCTGGTTGTATATTTATCGCATTCGTGCCAAGCGCCGTAGTCGAAGGCGCAAGCCCGACAAACATAGAACCCGCTCCGCTGGGACGCGCCAAGGGGTTGGCATAGACGAGCTTGCCCGCGACATCATCCCACACCACGGCAGGGTTGGCGCTGTTGATTAAGCCGCCGTCCACGCCAGTAATGTTCGCCCCCGAAACGCCGAGGACATCCGAGGCCGAGGACGCTGCGCCCGTGACGCCGCCGCCTGCCGCTGCCGCCCACTTCACTCCCAAAGTCTCAGCCGAATCGACTGTCAGCACATGGCCGTTCGTCCCGCCCACAGGGAGCCGCGCCACGGTGTCTGCTGCCGAGGCCACAATGAGGTCGCCTTTGGCGTCTACGATGGTTGCAGCAATGCCGCTTCCGCCAGTTGCCGACAACTCCCCCGCAGACAGCGAAAGGCCCGACCCGATTGTAATCTCCTCGATGGAGCCGCTGCTCGCGCTCGTCCTTCCCAAAATTCTTGCGGTGGATTGGGTGAGGCCAGAGGTGGTGATGGCTCCTGCCGCTACCGCGCCAACATCTCCTGCGGTGGTTGGGATGTCTGTAACGACTGCGAGAGTTCCCGACTGGTCGGGGATCGTGAGGGTTACGTCATCTGTAAGCTGCTCTTGAACATCTATTGTCGCAGTATATGGCCCTTGCTCGTCAAAGCCTAAATCATCAACAAGTTTGGCGCTTGCCATGAGGATGTTGGCAAGATTGCTACCATTTTGCTCAATGCGGACATCGGGGTTGCTGCCTTGCAAAAACATCTGGCCTTGGCGAAGACCAAGCAACGCCTCATTGTTGCTTTCGTCCTGAACGGCAATGTAGGGAGTGCCACTGCCGCCAGTATGTTGAAATGTTAGCTCTTCTGATTCAAATTCAATGATATCGCCTGATGCGCCGTTTAGCGAAACTAATGAAACACCATTGCCATCATTAACAGCGAGTTGAGAAAAAGACGGAATTGGGTCTGATCCGCCCGCAACCCCGCCCGAAAGCGTGAAGCCCTCGCCGTTTTCGGGAATCTGCGACCCATCGCCCCAAATCAAAGTAGCTTGATTGGAGGGATTGGCCGAGTTCCACGCAGACAGGCGGTTAATTATCGACTGAGAGCCATTAAATGTAAGCGTGATGCTGTTGCCTGCGGTTCCAGCGGCGTTTGCGCGAACAAGAACGCGCGTGGACATCCCTTCGACTTGGACGCTGGAACTGGCCTTGACGCCCGCCGCATGGCTGGCCGCATGAGCCAGCGTTGAACTCGGCGTCCTCGCATCCGACAACCGCACATCATCCCCAGCGCAAAAGCTCCCTGCCGTGTTGGAAAATGACCCCACCTCGATGACGCCGCCTGTGCCTGTTTTTAGCGGGAGGTTGGCGGTGGTGCCGATGGCTCCCGCGTTTGTTAGGTTGCCGTGGGTGTGGGAGGTTGGTGTCCGAGAGTCGGTAAGGCGGCTGTCGGAGGTGCTGACGGCATTGGTGACATCTGTCACAGCCATACTATCGCCAACAAAACGAAATTGCTGCGCCGCATTGTCGCCAAAATTTGAAAGACTCGCCTTTGTTACAGATCCTGTCGGCCAGTTTGATTGATGCGGGTAATCCGTATCGTCTAAGTCGCTACTGACAACAATGTTTGCGCTGAGTGGCGCAAGTTCGTAAATGTGCCAGCGGCCAGCCTCAAAAAACATTCCGTAGGTTCGGTTCAGCTTGTAAACTAACAAAGCGTTGGCCGTTGTGTCCGTGGGCCAATAAATGCCATTGACGCCGCTGCCTTCGCTAAATCCAGCCGCTAAAACGGGGCCAGTGGCGTCATCTGCAACGATTTCGACCTGTGTGCCATCGTGGGTGTGCGCGGCAGCGGCGGCTCCTACGTCTGCCGCACTCAAGGAAACTGCGCCAACCTCGCCATTAACCGATTGAACCGGAAAGTCGCCGCCGTAGCTCCAGTCATCGGCACGGACTCCGGTGTTGTTCGTGCGAATGTAAATGCCAGCCTGCCGCCGGTTCACCAGCCACACGCCGGTTGACTCGCGGACTAAATAGCTTGATCCGACAGGCGGCGTTCCGGTCGTCTGCGGCAGATCGGCAAAGGTTGCGACTTCGCCTTCAAGCACAGAACTGCCAGATCCGACAAGGTCGAGTTGGTTGGTGATCGGATTGTAGTTGAAGGTCGCCACTGATTATGTCCAGTAAGTGTCCTTAACCTCGTCGCCGTTGTATCGGATGTTCTTCGTGGCGATGAGCGTGCCGGTTTCGGTCGCGGGATTGTAAGTCGAGAAGTATTCAACCTTGGTCACTTTGCCGCTGGTGTAGGTGAACTTCTCCGCGGTCGCTCCGGCGGGCTTGTCCGCGGAAAGCAGCGCGGGCTTGCCGTCCGGCCCTTGGGCCACGAGGACGACGTTGCTGGCTACACGGTTCCAGTCTTGAATTTTGACGCTCATTTACTTGACCCCCTTCAAAGTGTGATGGACGTCGCGGATCGACTGATCAATCTGGTGCAGCGACTGGTTGAGTTTCTCCGCATTCGCGTGGCGTTGCTCGCGTTCTTTGCCAAGTTCGACGAGGAAAGAATCGCGGGCCTTGTCCAAGTGGTTAATGAAGGCCGGAGCGACCTTGACCAGCAGCATGATTGCGCTGAACGCAACCAGTCCAAAGCTGCCCAGTTCGGCCACGGTGCGGAGCCAGCCGAAGGACTCCATGACCGGCGTGGCGGTGGCGAACACGCCGAATGTTCCGGCGGTCAGCATGGCTGCGGAGGTTTTGAGTTCAAGGATCATGGTGTGCGGACTGTTGGACTTTTGAGGGGCATGGGTTAGACGCGGTAAGCGCCGGTCACTATAATGTTAGTTGTATTTTCAAAATCCGCCTCCGTCATGTTTGTGCGCGAGCCTCCAGACTGCTTATAGAGGCGAATCTCGTTTACATCTGACGAATTTATGCCCGCGTCAACATTTGCGTCTCCCAACGCCGCCGCCATAGCCCCAACGCTGATCGTATAAGACGCAGGTGAGGCGGCGTTTTGAGAGAACGGCAGTCCGCTAATGGTCGCTGCTCCAGATGCCGACCCCTTGTTTGTCAGCAAGAAGTAGCAGTCAAAATATACGCGGTTGCCGATGCGAGTGAATGATCCGGTTCGCTGTCCGGCGCTGTAAGTTATTGCGGTTGTCGCACCGTCAAATTCCAGCGTTGGCGTCCATGTTCCTTCTTGATACCAGTCGAGGGTGTTGGCATTGGAGTTGTCAGCGTTTCCGACAAGATTACCAACGGCGCTGTTAACCGTGTTATTTGAAGCGTTGCCAGAAATGACCAAACTGGTGATCGTTGCGCCTCCGTTGCCAATGTCCGATATGTTGGCGTGGTTGCTGGTAAACGTGTTTCCTGTAATAGAAATTGACGCTGCTGAACAAGACCCGCCCAGCACAATTGCGCGGGTGTTGGCCTTGTAAGAAATGGCATTTCCGTTGCTGTCATTGACAGGAAAATAAAACACATTGCCGCTGATGACAGCAGATGATGCGTCTACTAAGCGAATGCATCCGCGATCTGCGATTTCTTGAATGCAGTCGCGGAACGTGCATCCAACCACGCGGAGATCAACGTCATCAGAGGCACAAGAAATACCGTCTTCGTAACAATAACGGAAACGGCATCCAATAATTCCGACTTCGGTTGCAGTCTCTTCGTCAATATACATTGCGGCATCCATCTGCCCAAACGTGCAATCCGTAAAGTTGTGGATGGCGTTGCGAGAAGCCGTTGGAGAGTTTTCGCGGATGTGGACTCCCAGCGGAGTTGGCGAGTCTGCTGCTGTCACCAACCCGTCGCCGTTTTGGTCGGTGGAGTTGCTATAAGCCAGTCCCCCATCGAAATAGCATTGGTCAAACCAGCAATCATAAGTGTGATCTCCAGCGCCAACGATATTTACCATCTCGACCGTCGCTCCAGAAATGTAGCAGTTAGAAAATGCTGCATAGTCATTTCCGCTTACGGTTACTGCTCGACCGGACGTAAACACTGCGCCAATAATACAGTTATCATACACAATCGTGAAACCAGTGATTCCGCCGCCTGTCGTCGAGTTCCTTATGGTAACTACGGACGCAGAGCTAATTGGTGTGTTGGCAATAAAGTTGCGTGCGTTGAGTGCCAAGTTAGAAAAATAGCAATTACGGCAACCCGATGTAATAATTGCAGATGGAAACCCGCTCACATAACAGTTGGTCATCGAGCAGCCAAGTCCGCGATCAAACTCAATGCAGATGCTGTTCTGTGTTGTGGCTGAAAGTTTATTAAATCCAAGGTTGGCGACCACAACTCCAGATATGTCTGGATGGCTTGCGTTTCCGCTTTCCGATTGAACCAACACGGCGGGCTGGTCAGTGTTGGCAAAGTACCAAAGCTGGCACGCATTGCGGGCGTCACCAATGAGGCATGTGTTGTTGCGTTTGATACGAAGTTGCTGGCTAAATTTGTAAATTCCGCTTGGGAAATAAATGGCTTTTCCAGCGTTTGCATCGATAGCGGCCTGTATCGCCGCCGTGTCATCCGCGACGCCGTCACCTACCGCGCCAAAGTCTTTGACGTTAGCCATGTCAGCAAAGCGGTCGCTGATAAAACGCGCCTGCGTGCTTCCGGTGGCAATAATTGGGCCTGTGGCAATGGCGCTTTGAAGCTGCCATGACGGAGGCTGGTTCGATGAAGCCGCCAAAACGTATTGCTGCGTTCCGGTGGGGCTTGGCAATTCAGAGAGCGGCGTGGCTTCGGAGCCGCGGATACAAGTGTTGATGCGGCGGTCGAGTTGCTGGGTGATGGTGGTCAGCTTGTCCAGCGCCCGCTCATGGGACGCCGCGGGGAAGTCGCCGCCTTCGGCGTAGGTGGTCGTTTGAGTGATCGGGACGTCGCGGTAGATGGTGAGCGTGCTGGTCGCGGGGATGGCGACCGATGTGCGGACAGTGCCGCCGTTGACGTCTCCGGCTCCGGTGTGGTTGGTCAGCGTGACGACCGTCTCCACTCCGGCGCTGGTCTTGGCGATGGCCTTGAGGTGGCTGTTCTCCAAGAAGACAAACGGCACGGCGTAACTCGTCGTGGTCGAGTTATTGCCGGTGTATTGAATTCGTGAAGTATCGCTCTGAACGGCCATGTTAGTGATTTGACTAAACCTGTGGGTGCATGGTGGCGCAATAGTTTATTCGTCGTCGCTAAAGACGTTGTCGCCTACCTCAAAGACGTCCTTGGCCAAGTTGCTGATGGATGCGGCTCCGGCGATGGTGCCGTTGAAAAGTCCGGCGGCGGCGAGGACACGGTTGACGTCGGCCACGATGTCGCGGAACTCGGCTTCGCCCTCCAGCAAGTCCACCGGATACTGGGTGACCAGTCGCTTGGCGGCAGGCACTCCGCGGGCCACATCGAAGACGGAACCGGACGGCTGGTAGACGCCAAACGCGGTGTAGATAGCACCTTCGATGGTCTCGCCCACCACGGGGATGCCGTAGATCGGGTCGCTGATGAACTGCGCGGCGAGGCGTTTCCAGCCCCAGTTTTTCTCGTCGAAGATTTCCTCGTCGTCCTCGTCGCGCATGTCGCGGAAGGCGTTGCGGATGACGATGCCCACCAGACCGTTGAGCAGTAGAACGTAGGTGAGCGCCTTGCCAAAGTTGCGCCCGCCGCCCTTGGCTCCGTTGTACATGAGCAGGCCCATGTTTTTGCGCGACTCGGAGGAGAAGGCCCAGACGGCCCGCGCCACGGGGTTGGTGCTGTTGATCTCAAAGATCGACCGCGCACCGGCTCTGGTTGGCTGGGCGATTTCGTCCACGATGCGCTCGGTGGCCTCGCGGGCGTAGTCCGCGGCCTCCTGCCCGCCCATGCCGTTCTGGCGGGCTTGGGTCATTTGGTAGTCGTAGACGATGGCGTAGGTGCCTGCGGTGAAAAGTCCGTCGAACCCACTGATGAGCGACCCGATCCGGCGGGCGGCTTCGCGGATGGCGTTCGGCTTTTCGGAGCGTAGCCCCTGCATGGCCAAGGCGACCGCGGGCGGCATGTCTTTGATCCGGCGCTGGATGTAGGCGCTGTCGAGCGCGGTCTTCCATCCCAAGCGGCCAGACATGAGTTTGCCAAAGCGCGAAAGGTAAGCGCCCACCGGCATCTTGGCAGAAGCCGCGCCAAGCTGGGTGACTTGCAAAGCCAAGGTCGAGATGCGCCCGAAAAGCGCCATCGTGGCAAAGTTGCCGGTCATCCGGTTGATCATCTGATTGATGGCCAGATGGTTCGCCGCGTCCTTGTTGCCGCCCTGCTGGAAGTATTGCAGCCAGTTGTTCATTACCGTCGCGGCCTGCTCACCGGCCTTGCCCTTGACCACGTTGCGAGTGTCGCGGTGGCCCAAGAGCGCGGAGACTTCGCCGTTGAACTCGGCGTAGGCTTTCCAGTGCGCCATCTGGAGCATGTGGCCGAAGTAGGTCTGCACCGCATCGCGGAAGACCGGCTGGGCGATGGCCCCGCCGCGGGAACGGAGGGCGCTGGGCGAGTTGGCCCCCGCGGCAAAGACGCCGCCGGTCACCGGATCGATGCCAGCCTGCGCGGGAGCGCGGATGCTCTCGACGACGAGCGGCGAGTAGAACTGGTTCTTCGGGAGGTTCAGCCCGTAGACCTTGCGGTAGACCTTGTTGATGGCCTCGTATTCCGCGTCGTATTTGTCGAGGAGGTATTGCCGGATGGCTTTGGCCTCACCGCGCAGGAGCTTCTCGGCTTTGTTGACGAAGTCTTGGTTGTAGTGCCACTTGCCCGCGGGTTGGCCGTCGCTGTCGAGGAATCCCTCCATGTGCTGGCGACCCTTTGGCTGCATCCACATCATGCTGATGGCGATGAGTTGGTTCTGGCTGTAGGAGACGCCGTCGATCTCCTCGTCCATGCGCGAAAGTTCAAAAAGCAACTGCTGCCCCTGCATCTCGCCGCCGCCCAGTTCGGAAAGGAACGCGGCCCACTCGTCGGAAAGCGCGGCAATGTCGTCGCTCTTGGCGTTGTCGGCCTTGCGCTGCCGGTCGCTGATCTGGCGGGCGATCTTGCTGTCGTTGCCAAAAACGTAGCGCAGGACTTGGTCGAAGTTGAGGAGGTTGAGCATGGCGCTCTCCCACTTCGATGGCAGGCTGTTCTCGCGCTTGAGGGCGTCTTGGCGGGCCTTGTCGTCCTCCGCGGATACTCCGGCATCCTTGGACAAATCGGTGCGGTCGTAGCCTCGCTTGGTGCGCTGGGCGATGATGCGCTGCTGCTCGCCCTTGTAGGCGCGGTTGAGGACGTCCTTGCCCATCGTGACCGCGGCGGCGCGTTGGCTGCTGTCGGCGTTGGCCCAGTCGGCAAAGAGCGGCACCATCTGCGCGGCCATCATGGCGTGGGTTTCCTCGTAGGGGTTGAGTTCGCCGTTTTCGATCCGCGCCCATTGGCCGTCGGCATACGCTTGCGCCTCCTCGGCGCTCCACTCGGTGGCCTCCTTGAGCTTGTCGAACAAATCGTGGACGTCCGCGCCCAGCTTGCCCTTGGGCTTCTCCCCTGCCCCGCTGCGCTGCGGCTTGGCCCGCTTGAAGAGTTCGACCGCGGCGGTGTTGTATTCGTCGCGTAGGAACTGCTCCAGTGCCTCGTTGATTCGGTTGATGCGCTGGATGAAAACGTCGGCAATGGCGCGGTCGGCGCGGGTCGGGTCGAGGTTGCGCTCGGCGCGGTAACCGGCGGGCAGTTCGGTTTTCTTTTGCGCCTCGCCAATGTTCAGACCCTCGCGCATCCACGCGGAGATGATGGCACCGGACATGCCGCGGACTTCGCTGACCTTCTGGTCGCCCTTGAAGACGTCCATTGGATCGACCTTGGCCAGTTGCGTGTAGCCGCCGATCTTGCTGCGGACTTCCGGCGGCAGCACCGAAATGATGCCGTCGAGTTCGCCCAAGGCTTGCAGGATTTGCGTGCGGCGCATCTGCGCGAGGTCGCCGTCCTGCATACCGGCGAGCATGTCGCGGTTGTCGGCCATGACGCGGAGGAACTTCTCCTGCGCCTTCTCGTAAATTTTGACGCGCTCCAGTGGGTCGCGGTCGAGCCGGTTCAACGCCGCGCCGACGCGGTCGATTTCGGACTGGGTGGAGATGGAGTAGGAAATGTCTGCCGAAACGCTTTGCAGTGCCTGCTGCAATTCTGGACTGCTGACGTCGCCGCTTGTCTCGACGCTGACAACTTCAAGCCCGTGGTTGAGCAAAATGTTAACAGCTTCAACGGACACTGATTTTGGAACGATTGCCGCTTTGAACTCCGTAAGGCGCACCACTCGCTGCGGCTTGCTTTCAAAATACGGAACCGGCGTATTCATCAGCGCACGCGCCGCGGCCACACCTTCCTTTGCCACTGCCGCGGGAACATCGACAAAATCCATAGAGCGCAAGGCGCGTTGCATGCCGCGCTCTGAAATGTCTCCAGCTTTGTAGAAACGGGCCAGCGCCTGCATGGCGTTGTCCAGCGCGTCCCAAGCGTCCTGCCACTTGTAAAACTCAATGACCTTATCGCGCCACGCGCTGACGACTTCTCTGGATTTTTCGCGTGCGGCTTCAACGTCTTCTTCGGATGCCAAACCTTCAGCGGCATTGCGGAGTTCAGTGAGGGAACTAAATCGGCGTGCGGCGGCGGCGCGGGCTGGGCCTTCACCAAAAGCCATCGTTTTTTCGGCTCCGACAATGCGACCGGAAGACATGACGCGGGCAATATTTTCCAGCGTGTAAGGCTCCCATTTGCCGCCCACCTTAATCCGCGGCGGCGCATACATATCTCGGATCGTCGATTCGACCCAGTCGGTAAATGCAGCTTCTTTGCCGGACAGCGCGGTATCCAGCGCCTTGCCGGTGGCTTCGGCGTCCACTTCAGTTTGTCCATAGGACTGAATGTCTTGTTGGACAATTTGCATCCGCTGGAACATGAGGAGGCCCGTGTCTTCTTCGATGTTGTCCATCATGCCATCGCGCATGATTTTTTGAACTTCTGGAGACTTATCAGCTACTTGTTCTTCCATCGCGGCCAAAATGGCGTCGGTCAGTTTCTTGCGTTCGGCAGTGTCATTGTAACCGATCAATGAAATGTCTTGGCCGTCAGTAATGTATTGTTGCATCGACGCCGTTCCAGTAAGCCCCCACCGTTCTTTTTTGGGCCGCATGACGGGTTCGATTGTCACGTTTTCCGCGCTCTCCAAATACGCGGCCTTGGCCACGTTGGAGCGCGTCAGTTTGTTAATGGTGTCGTCGGGATTCGGCGTGTTGACCGCGTTGTCCCAGACGACGTCGGCAACTTTGTCACCGTAATACGAGGCGTAACGCGCATCAAATGGGCGGAAGAAGTTGACCAACTTTTGCGCGACCGACATTTTGACCTTCTTGTATTCCGGCTTGGGAAAACGCGCAGTGTAGGCGTCGGCGTCGTAGACGGGATTGAGCGATGGGTCGCCAAGTTCCTGCCCGCCAACCAGCGTGATTTCTCCAAAGCCCTTGATTGGCGTTCCGGTTTTTGTGACGGCAATAGACGGCACAGCCAACCCGCCCATGCGGTCAGCAAAGCGCAATTTTTCTTCGGATAGCTTGTGCAGTGAAACGAGGCCAATGCTGTAGTTTTCGGTAGTGCTTGGGTATTCGCCACTTGCGGCCTGCCCCTTGACTTCGGCATCCTGCGCGTCAAGATTAGGCTGTGAACCTTGGGGAGAGAGTTTGTCATCTCTCCGCTCGACGGAAACGTCGGGGTCGGCGGTGTCAATCGTCTCGCTGGCGGGTTCACCGTCTTTTTTGTAAGCGGTAAGTAGCCACCGCATTTGCTGGTCAAAATACGTTTTGCGGACGACGTATGTTTTGTCGTTGTTAACCAGTTGCACCGTGTTTTCATTTTCGGAAACAACTTCGGCGCTTTGAAACTCTTCTCCAAGCGTTGCAATAATTTCGGGTCGAAGTGCGGCAATTTTGGCAAGACCCCCCGAACCAGCTGCCCTTCCAGTAAAACCACCGTAAATCAAATCAACTTCGCCAATTTGCGGATGATTCCACGCGGCAGGCACATAGCCTTGTTTGACGATCATCAAATGGTCGATGGCCTCTTGCGGACGACCGGAAAATTGCGGGAATGATTCGCCAAGGGCGGCGATGCTGTAGTTCTCCACCGCCTGCGCCGTCGCCGCCGCTTCGTAGCCGTAGATCGGGCGACCAGTGTTCATGCGGCGCTCTACCACATCGAAAAGTTCGGACGGCGTGGTAATCTGGGTGAAGCCCATTATCTGCAAATCCTTGATCAGCGCATCAAGGTCGGGCGCGTTTTTACGGAACAAGTTGAATGTGCCTTTGACGCCGATAGCATTTCCGCCCTTTTGAGCTTCGCGGATACGCTGCAACTCTCCGGCGTATTGGTAGACCCTTCTGCTTGTTTTGGAGGGAAGCCCGCCGGATTCGCGGATGGCGGCGAGGATGTCGATAGCGCCGTCAGAAATGGCGTCCGCGGCATCCTGCTCCGCCTCGGCCATAAGTTCCTGTTGTAATTCGTAACGCTCGTCGTCGGTCAATCCGTCGGCACCGCGTCCATCCGGCGCAACCTCCTGCGCGGTCTTTTCGCGGGAGCGGTCTACCACGGTCTGGTCGGCAACGCCGGTTGTCTCGGCAAGGAACGCTTCAAACTCGGAGGGCAGCGCACCGGCATCAAAGGCTTCGCGCAGTGCTTTGCCGCGCTTCAGCACTTCGACAAAGACTTGGATCATGCGCTTGATGTAGGCGACAAACTCCTGCGGCAGACTCATCTCGACGTCCGCGCTGATGCGCTCGTTTTCAAAGGCTTCCTGCACCACGGCCATTGACTCGACGATGTCGGTCATGTCGGCGCGGGGTAGAGCGATGTTTAAGCCTTTTTCGGCAAAGACGCGCTCGGAGGCTTCCAGCCATCCGCGCATGGTGTTTTCGTCGGCCCGCCCATTGGCCGCGGCAATGCGGACGGCGGTGTGGTGCATCTCCTCGCGTGCGGAACGGAGGTCGCTGTTGGGATTCAGCGCGATGACGGATTTGAAGACCATTTCGCCCACTTGCTCCACGCTGGCTTCGCCAAGAATGAAGATTTGTTCGTAGGGCGTTCCGGCGTAAGGCGACTGGGCAATGCGTCGGTGCAGTTCTTCGATGCCCTGCTTGTTGCCTGCCTGCTCCAAAATTTGCAGTTTTTGCGCGGCGGTCGTTTGCTGCTGCGAGTCGTTGATAACTCGCTGTTCGTTGGCTTTGCGCTTGGGGTCTTGGGTCAACCACCACTTCTTAAACGATTGCAGATCGATCTTTTGCTGCGCGAACTGCGCCGCGGTCGATTTCATCACCGCCATGCGGTAGGCTTCCTCTGCGGCTTCCTGCTTGGTGCTGCGGTAAGTTTCCTTGCCCTGCTCGTCGCGGACGATGTAAGCGGTTTTTCCGTTGTCGTCCTTTTGCACTTCCATCGTTGGAAGGGTCGGATCTTGCTGTGCGGCCATCGCTATTTCGGCTTGGGAAGCGGCGCTGTCTTTGATCTTCTGCTTCCGCTCGTCGGGCATGTCTTGCACGATTTGACTAAACCGCTGCGACTTTTCCTCCGGCGTGGCTCCGTCCTCAATGTTGCGGATCTCGTCCTGCGACATGCCCAGAGGGCCGTAGACGTATTTTTTGCGCCACTCCTGTTCTCCGCGCAAACCGCGCTCGACATACATGGTGCTAATGTGACCGGCCATGACCGGAACGATGACGGCGGCGGCCACTTCCAAACGTGAATCTTTCCATTGCTGCCACACATTGTCCCAGTTGACTTCGGGGTATTCCGCGCCCAAGTCGTTAAAGAGTTCTTGGAAGGCTGGCGTGGTGAGGTCTTGGAAGCCTTCGGTGACGTTTTCCGCTCCGTAGACAAGACCGGCGCGTATGCCAAGGCTGGACGCCGTGCCAAATCTGGCCGGATTCATAATCTTCGCCTGTAGGTTGGCGGCGAACTTGTTGAAAATCTTGCTCTGGCCAAAAATGAGCCGCGCCCCAAAAACTTCGATGATGGTTTGTCCAACGCCGCTGGCTGCGGCCAATGGCTTGGCTTCTTCCGCGCTCCATCCTTGCAGTCGCAGTTGGTTGTATTCGTCGGCGGTGACGGCGGTGTAGGTCAAAAGCGGCCCCGCAATAGGGATGACGGCCATCGCGGTGTAGGCCATCTGCTGCGGCCCCAAAAGCGCGATGTCTTGAACAAACTTGCCCACGGTGTTCTTGGACGAGGATTTGACCGGATCAAAACGGTTGTCGGCCAAGTCGCGCAGTTCGCGGATGACGTCAAAACGGACAACTTCGCGTCGGGCCTCCTCTATGGCAGCGGCGCGATCTTCGTCGGAGAGCGGCTCACCTTGGCGGGTGGCTTGGCCGGATTGGGCCATGAGTGCGCCTGTTGCTTCGCCCATAAGCCCGCCAGTAAGCGGATCTCGGTAGACCGGCCCCTCGGACTCCAAAAGACGCAAACGCTCCTGTGCGGCCATTTCCTGCTGAAATGTGGCCATCGTGCGGACGGGGTTGATGATGCGCCCCAACCCCTCTCCCAACATCTGGCTGAAGGACTTGTCGTCCAGCCCCTCGCGCTTTGCCGCCATAAGAATGGCCGCGTAGCCGCGGTCGCGGACGTCGGGCGGAAGTGCGGTCAGTTGATTGACAACCTCGTCCATTCCGTCCGGTTCGTTGGGGTTGGTGAATCGGTCGCCAAAAGCGCCCTCTTGCGCCGGATCTTTGGCGTATCGTCCGGTTGCCTTTTGAATGGCGTTGTAGAGGTTTTGCAGCACCGGCCCGTGGTCGCGGAGCATGCTCTCGGTTTCGGTGTAGTATTGGTCTGCGGCCTGCAAGGTTCGCGCTTCCCAGCCTTCCGGCAGCGCATCGAGGATCTCGGCGTTCTCCTCTTTCCATTTGGTCATCAAGGTCGGGATGTCTACCGGCGCTCCTTTGTTGACTTGGTCAAACAGCGCGAGGGCAACGTCGCCCGTAATCAAGTCCAAAGCTTCGTCGCTTTGCTTCTTTGTCTCAAACGACTTGCGGACAAGTTCAAAGGCTTCGCTTTCCGTTTTGGGCGCTTTGCCCATGTTCTGCAAAAACCAGCGGTCGCGTTCGCTCGGATAAAGGTCACCCATTTCGCGGGCGCTCTGGTTGGTCTGGGCCGCAATGAACTTGCGGTTGGCCGCGCCATATTTGACTTCGTCCTCGGCCTGCCCGCCGCCGGAGTCTTCCCACCAGCGGTTGACGTCGGCGTAGATGCCGGTCAGATCGTCGTAGTTGCGCGACTGCTCCTCGGCCAGTTTGGTTTCCGCCCAGTTGCGGAGGGCGCTGCGGTATTGATCCTGTTCCATCGGACTGGCCGAATCGAAGGAGTCGTAGAGTTCGCTGGCCCGCTGGTCATCGATGGCCAGCGTGAAGTCTGCGGTTTGCCTGCCTGCCGCGCCGCGGGAAACGGTGCGTCCCTCGTTGAGCATGGTCGGGGTCATGCGCTGCGATACATCTCGTAGGCTTGTTGCCATCCGCTGTTGTCGAGCGGGAAGTCTTGTCCGGCTTCGTGGCGAGCCATCGCTTGGGCAAAGGCAATCGCGTCTTCGGGTGACGCCATGATTTCGGCCACGCTTTGGTCGGCAGTGAATCCGGCGCTTCGCAAGATGGAGAGGTAGCTGGACACATTATTGCCCCCGCTCCACTTGGAAATGGCTTGGCGCACGCTGCTGTTGCGGTAGCTGGGCCGGTCAAGTTGGTAAAGCAGCGCGGCGGCTCCATGAACCGGCGTGGGGAACTTGGCGATCTGGTTGCCTTGGCCCAAGCCGTCGTTGAGCTTTTGGCCATACTCGGCACCGAATTTCTTTTGCCATCCTCCGACATACCACATGGCTCCGGCGTTGTTGTTGCGGATAGAGGCTGGAGCGCGGCGTGTTCCGGCGTTGGTCTGCGGGCCAAAGCGCGGGTCTTGCAACACGCGCCGCGGGTTGATGGTCGGCGCTTGGAGCATTTCTGGCTTGGGCGTGTCGGCCACGCCATCGGCCATGTCCTCTTGGTAAATCTTGGTGCGGATCTGGTTGTATTGCTCGGTGACTTTGGTCGCGTCGGCGGCTTCCTTCGGGTTGGCCGACGCCCAACTATTGAGCATGTCGATCTCGCGGGATTGGCGCGTTTTGGCCGCTTGCCACGCTTCTTCGTTTTTAATGGAACCGTATTTGCCCAGCGTGAACATCTCGCGGCTGCGCTGCTTGATGGCTTCGATGGCGGTGCTGGGCTTGGGCTGCGCGTCTTTCTTTTTGTCGCGCAGCATCTGACTCAAGTCGGCTTGAAATCCGGCGGGCATGGTGTGAACCCATGACAGCAGACGGTCAAATTCCTTGGATTCTTGGTCAACGGACGGATCGTAGAGGTCAATGGCGGTGACCAGTTGCGGGCGCTGGGCAAGGCGTTTGGCCTGTTCTTCGGGCGACTGGCTAAACGCGGCCTCCAGCTTTTGCATGTTGATGGTGTCCAGCTTGTCGCCCCATTGCTCGCGCAGTTGTTCGACGGTTCCGTATTGGCCTTCGGCAATGCCGGCGACGGCTTCGTTGTATTTGTCGATGGTTGAGTTCTGGCTGTGACCCTCCCACATTTTGAGCGCCTTTTTGATGTCGGCTGGCTCGCCGTTGAGTGATGGGAACAACTTGCTTTTAAACGATCCGCTTTCGACCGCTTGGCGCAGATCCGCGGTCACCTCGTCAGCTTCTGCAATGCTTCCGTCGGCCAGACGCTGGATCATTTGGGTGTCAACAGTTTCCCACAGTTGGCGCTTGGTTTCGGCCTTTTGCTCTTGTTCGATTTTGATCATGCCCGCGTCGGCAGCTTCCGGTGTCCACAGGCCCACCTCGGCTCCGCGGCGCAGAGCGGCCATCGCGTCTTCGTAGCGCCCTTCGGCCTTGGCCCGCTCGACAAGGTTGGTCTGCTCCTGCGTGGCGCGTCCGATCATGGCCTTGTTCGCGCTGGTAAACACTTGCGCCTTGATCCCGTTCTCGGTGTTGGCCAGCCATGTGTCGCGCCGGTTGAGTCCGTCGCGGGTGGTCATCTTGAGGGACGACACTTGGTCGCGCAGCTTGGGCGCGTAGTTGTTTTCCCAGATGCTGTTCCATTCGCTCTCCGGCTTGGTGGCGACTTCGGCGTCGAACTTGGCGACCATGTCCGTCTTGATCCGGTCGGCGGCGGCAAGGTTGGCCTCGTCGCTGGCGCGGGCCATTGACAGCGAAAAGTCGCCCAAAACATTGGCCGCTTGCTGACCGGCGTTGCCAAGGTTCTCGTAGGCGCGGCCCACCGCCATGTAACTGGCGTCGTCGATCATGCCCATCAGTTCGACGTCGGGCGTGCGGATGGCCCCCACCGGCAGCGGCACGGCGGTTGAGCCGGTCGCAGGAGCGTTGGGAATTTGGGCGAGCGGGATGTTGGCCATGATCAGCGTCCCTTAAAGTTGTAGCTGCTGCCAATGCTCGCCGCTTGCGAAACGCCGGAGATGAGCGACCCGTAACTATTGACGCGCAGGGCGCTGGCGGTGTTCTGACCTTCCAAGAGGATCGGCTGGGCGCGGAAGGACGCGCTGGCCGCGTTGTAGTCGGCGGCGGCTTTGTCCACCAAAGAGTATCCGGCCTGCCACTTCTCGACCTCGGCTTTGCGGAAGTAGGCGCTGCGCTCCATGTCGGCCTTGTAGAGTTCGTCGCCCACGGCAAGTTCCATGAGGCCCGCCGATTCAGCCATGACGGCCAAGGGAGAACCGGCGCTGGTCACGCCTGCCTTGCCGAATTGCGCCCGCTGCTGGCCCAAGAGGCGCTCGTTTTCCGCCCGCATACGCTTGGCGCGTTCGCGAGCCTCTTGTTCCACGCGCAGTCCCTCGTTCTGCATCGCGGTGGCGTTCTGCATACCCGCTTGGTATTGCTGCTCGGCAGCGACCTTTTGCATCTGCGCTTGCATCTGCGCCTGCTGCAACTGGACTTGGTAGTTGTAGTTGGCAAGGCGCTCGGCAGAGGCGGCTTGTTGCTGCTGGCCGTAGTAGGACATGCCCGCGGAAGCAAGGGTTCCGGCAATGGCAATTCCGGCCATAACTGCGGTGGTGGTTCCTACGGCCATATTATTCGATGACTTTGACGAGGTGGGTGACGTCCTCGTCGGTTTTCTTAAAGCCGTTCTTTTCGTGGAACTTGACCAGCGAATCCTGCCTGCATGTGGTCATCATCACGACGTAGCCGGTGGCCTTGGCCTCGCCGGTCAAAAAGGCGTCGAGGTGGCGCAAGGCTTTGACAGCGCGTCCCGCGTTGGCCTCGGGATTGCTGACCATGTATTCCAGCCAGCAAACCGGAGCGGAGTTGTCCATGTAGAGCCACGCCGCGGCGGTGTCCTCGGTCTTCTCGCCCTCGGCCCAGCAGGCGACCACACCCAGCTTGGGCAGGAAGAAAGGCGGCACCGGATTCCATCCGTGACCCTTCCACCATCCGGCGACCATGTCATAGTCCTTGGACGGATCGAACATGCGAAGTTGAAGAACGGGCTGGCTCATGGGTTTAGTCAAATCACACTAATGTCAATCCCCGTATGCGTCGAGCTTTACGACGAGGGCGCGGACGGTAAACGGGTAAGGCAGGCGCTGGCGCAGATAGATGTCGCTGTCGTCGGAGTAGTCGCCCGCGACGACGACCTCGGCATCGCCGGAAAAGGGCGGCGGGCTGGCGTCCATTGGGTCATCGAAGTCCCGCGGATAGATCCAAAGCCACTCGGTGCCGTTGGTGCTGGCCTCCCCTGCCAAGGACTTGAACAGGCTGACCTCCACGCGGTTGATGCGCTTCTTGCGTCCGCGGGTCGGGCCGTCGCGCAGATCGAAGTCGAACTTCATGGGCAGGATGGTCGAGGTGTAGGGCAGACCGGCCAGAACCTTGGTGTAGGTCTTGTCGAGGGTGATCTGACCGCTGGCGACCGTCTCGTCGGGCTGGACGGCCCCGTTGGCCAAGACGCTGACCGTCTTGCCTTCCAAGTGGGATAGTCCGGTGATGGTGGCCGTCGCGGTGCCGGAATAGCGTTTGGCGCAGTCGAGATACCACCAGTCGTCCTTGGTCTGGGCCTCAAACTTGGCGCGGTTGTCGGCCTTGAAACGCTCGATGTAGCGTTTGGTCTGCCCGTTAATCGTGCGCTTGACCACCAGCCAGACCTCGTCGTCCGCGCCGGAGAGTCCGTAGACGGTGGCGACGGACTCAAATTCCCCGTCGGTGGTGTGCCGGTGCCATGCGACGACCTCTTGGTCGCGCTCGTAGGACATGCCCACCAGTTGGCCATCGCCCCGCACCGCCCAGAGGATAGCGTCGGGCTGCTGCTGGAAAGCCAGTTCGACCAGTTCGCCTTGGGTCACATGCTCGGACAGGACGGTCAGATCCGGTGCAACCCACCCGTCGCGCTCAAAGTTGTAGGTCAGTTCGCGCACCTTGCGCCCGCGGCGCTGGACGAAAAGCAGGACGTCGTTAAGCAGGATGGCCCGCATGGTCTTCGATCCGAAGCTGCTTTGCTTCTGGGCCTGCACGTTGGTCGAACTGAACGCTTCGCCGCTATTAGCCCCGCCGATTGTCCACTCGTCGCCGCTGGTTCCCAGCATGAGGCGCTTCTGGCTGAACATCCATTCGATGCGGTTGCCTTCAGACGAGGCCACGGTGAATTGCAGCCCGTCGTCCGCGCCAACCCCCAGTTGGAAGTTTTCAAAGTCGTCCACCTTGCTGCACCAAACGGTATTCGGCTGGTGGGCGGTGCCGCCGAAGCAAAGGCGCTGTTCGTGGATGGCGACGGCCCGCGGGTAGCCGCGCACCGCGGAGAACGCGGCCTCGCTCCACTGGGTGGTTCCGGTGATGACTGATCCCAGCCACTTGTTGACCGTGGCTCCGGCGCTGGTGCCGCTGGCCACGCTGTTGATCGTGACGGTGCCGCCGGAGTTGAAGTCGGTGGATTCAAGGAAGACGCGGGCGCTGGTGTTGCTGGCGTAGTTAAGGACTTGCAGCTTGAGGCCAACGCGCTCGTCCTCGGTGCCGGTGGCGGTAAAGTTCCGCGCTGTGGTCAGCGAGTTAAACTCCCGCACCACTTCGTAGGCGGTAAATCCGCTGCCGCCGTCCTCATCCATTTCCTTTTGCGGGATGCGAAGCAGGCGCACGGTGCCGATCCATGTGCCAACCGTGGTCAGCGTCCAAGAGCCTTGGATGTCCAAGGTGTCGGTCGTTGTCTTGTTGGCATCGATCGTTGTCGAAATCGCCCCGCTGTTGCGCGGCCACTGGATAGCCCACTGGCTACCCACATGGCCCGCGACGAAGGTCGAGGCGCTGGCGGTCAACGTGGCGCTGCCAGAGGCCGCGGAGGAAGCGATGGTGGTGGTCGTGAGGTTCTGGTCGAGGAGCGGCGGATAGCTCCACGCGACGGTGGTCAGCGTCCAGTTTGTGTCGCTGACGCGGGTCAGCTTGCGCGGCGCGTGGTTGGCGTGCGCCAGATACATGATGTCATTCACTTGAACGTATTGCAGTTCGCGCAGTTCGCTTTCTTGGTAGGGACTGGCCACTTCCAAGGGCGAACCGCCGGAAAGCAC